AAGGCTTTGGCCCGTGGTATGGCTTACACCAAGCAGGTCAAAGCTGCTGCAATCTTGAACAACGGCTTTGCCGGTGGCCCCACTTATGGTGACGGTCAAGTTTTGTTCTCGACAGCACATCCTTTGGTCTCCGGTGGCACCAACAGCAATACACCATCTACCGCTGCCGACTTGAACGAAACATCGTTGGAAAACGCTGTTATTCAAATCGCTGCTTGGACAGATGAGCGCAGCTTGCTGATCGCTGCTAAGCCCCGTAAGTTGATTGTTCCCCCTTCTTTAATGTTCGTTGCTACACGTTTGCTCGAAACCGAACTCCGCGTTTCTACAGCCGATAATGACATCAACGCATTGAAGAACAATGGTTCAATTCCTGAAGGCTATACCGTTAACCACTACCTGACAGACACCAATGCTTGGTTCCTGTGTACAGATGTGCCTAATGGTTTGAAGCACTTTGTTCGTACCCCCATGTCTACAGGCATGGACGGTGACTTTGATACCGGCAACGTCCGTTACAAAGCCCGTGAGCGTTACAGCTTCGGCGTGTCAGACCCACTGGGCGTGTTTGGTTCACCCGGCGCTTAATATTTCTTTGGAAATATTTGAAAAGGGGCCTTGTGCCCCTTTTTCTTTTGTTGTATATTGTTCCCAATCCGGGCTTATCCGGTGTTCTGACAGTCCCGGCTGACGACATGCAGACAGAACACCCAAACTTGCATGTAAGGAATACATCATGGCACGCACTACGTTTCAAGGCCCAGTTCGTTCATTGGGCGGCATTTATCAACAAGGCCCAGCAACTATTGTTGAAATCACAGCAAGCACCACATTAAGCCCAGAAGCTCATGGCGGTCGCATTGTACACAATTTGGGTTCCTACAACAATTGCCACTAGCTCATTGAAGATTGGCACTAACGGCACTGACAAGTACGTTGGCACGATTGTTATGAACGATGCCGATACCGACGGCGCAGCATTGGTTGGTTTTAACGCCGCCGCCGCTAATGACTTTATTAACCTGAACGGCACTACCACTGGTGGTGTTGCAGGTTCATGGGTTCAAATCGTTGCCATTGCTGCTAACAAGTACATGGTTACCGGTATGGTGCTTGGTACAGGCACTGTTGCCACGCCATTCGCCAACTCCTAATCAACTCAAGGGGCTTCGGCCCCGTTTTTAAAGGAGATTGATTATGATGCAAACGGACGTAATAGGTAAAGATTGCGCGGCTGGTGCAACCACTACCGTATATGCAGGACGTGCTCGCTTTAAAGGTATTTGGTACAGTTCTTCCGGCGCTTCTACAATTGCCGTCAAAGATGGCGCAACTACTTTATTTACTTTCACAGTCGCAGGTCAAGCCTCGGATGACATCTGGATTCCGGGTGAAGGCGTGTTGTGTGAGACAAGTTTAGTCATTACTACCGGCGCGGGACTAACCGCTGTGGTGTTCTATGGCTAAGAGTCCAGCATGGCAGCGCAAGGAAGGCAAATCGGACGCGGGCGGTTTGAACGCCAAGGGCCGTGCTTCCTACAACAGAGCCAATCCGGGCAAGCCGGGGTTGAAAGCACCCCAGCCCGAGGGCGGCTCACGGCGCGACTCTTTCTGCGCTCGGATGAGTGGCATGAAAAAGAAGTTGACCAGTGCAAAGACGGCCAACGATCCGGACTCACGTATCAACAAGAGCCTGCGGGCGTGGAACTGCTGACATGAGCGATTCACACGAAACCACAAAGCATGTTGTTGATGCGCTGTCGATAATGACTGTTGTAGGAACACTAGTAGAAATGTTGCCGTCTATTGCCGCAATCTTTACAATTGTGTGGACGGTGATCCGCATCTGGGAAACCGAAACGGTTCAAAATTTGCTGGGTAGGAAAGGCAAACAAAGTGCCGAGTAGTTCTAAAAAGCAACACAATTTCATGGCTGCGGTGGCTAACAACCCATCGTTTGCTAAGAAAGTAGGCGTCCCACAATCCGTGGGCAAGGACTTTAATCAAGCGGACAAGGGCCGCAAATTTGCTAAAGGTGGCGACATGAAACACGAAGACGTAAAGATGGACAAAGCCATGATGCAGAAGGCCGTAAGTAAACACGAAAGCCGCTTGCATAAAGGTCAGCCCAAAACCAAATTAGCCGCTGGCGGCTATACCAAAGCCGCTGATGGATGCTGCTCAAAAGGCAAAACCAAAGGCAAAATGATTACCATGAACATGGGCGGATACGCCTGCTAAAAGGAGTTAACATGAAAAAACGTTACGAAGGCGGCGGTGACATAGACGCCATGGAAGAAGCCGACAAAGCTTATAGAGCTAACAAACCCCCACTTAAAGAAATGGGCGACGCTAGCGCTGCAGAAGAAGCAGGTCAGTTTGGCGATGCGGGTTCTAGTAGAACGGTAAAAGCTACCCCCAAGGCTACCCCCAAGGCTACCCCCAAGGCTATGCCCAAGGCCGCATCTAAGCCTGCCCCTAAAGCAGAATCTAAGCCTGCCCCTAAAGCAGCCGCAGCTTCCGATGATGTAACCAAGATGTCTTTGGCAGATCGCGCAAAGGCAAGCCGCGAACGCGCAAGAGCCGGTAGCGGTACGACTGATACACGATCTGTTGGCGAGCGCTTGCGCTCCGCTTTTGCCGGTAAAGATCGCGGTGGAAATAGCGTTGACTTTGGCGGTACGGGCTTAGGCATGAAGAGCGGTGGTTCTGTAAAGCCTTCTAAGATGGGTGGTGTAAAGACTGCTAAGCCTTCATTTGGCTCAGCTTCTAGCCGCGCAGATGGTATTGCATCCAAGGGTAAAACTCGCGGAAAGTACATCTAATCATGATGGCCAGCCGTGGTATGGGGGCTATCCTGCCCTCTAAGATGCCTAAAGGTGTACGTAAAGCACGCCGGGATGATACTGACTTCACGCAATATGCTGAAGGCGGTAAAGTCAATGAGGCTGGCAACTACACTAAACCTGATCTGCGTAAGCGGATTGTGTCTCAGGTAAAAGCCGCAGCTACCCACGGTACAGGCGCAGGACAGTGGTCTGCACGTAAAGCACAGCTTGTTGCTAAAAAGTACAAAGATGCTGGTGGGGGGTATAGAGATTGAAAGCTCCTCAGAAATCGCTCAAGGACTGGGGCGACCAGAA